ATCCCTCTTTAAAAATATTGCTACCAAAAGATTCAATTTGATTCTGTAAAATTGATTGTATGGTATTTAATTCTCTTGCCTGAACAGGTCGTCCTGGATTAAATAAAACCTTATAAAAGTTTTTATTAGCATCAAAGTCATCAAAATAAGGACTTACATTAAGATTTGTTTTTTGTGCCATTTTTTAAAATTCCAGGATAATTTTAATGTCTTCTTTTTGTCTTGAGTTCCTTGATACCAAAGGTCTATTATCTATGTAAATAATATCACCTGATTCTTTATTTATCTCAGGATTTGCGAGACCACCTTCAAATCTAACTCCTAAATTTATATTTTTATTACTATTAGGAGGAATTGTAGTAATTCCACTAAAATTAGAATCTATAGTACAAGTAAATCCGCTAGTAGAAGAAACTGTTCCTCCACTAGATGAAAATTCAATAGTTGCATCTGCATTAGTACTTACTGTAGTATAATCAGTTTGATCATAAAGTGCTGGATTATAGTACAATGATCTATCTCTAAAATATTTTAAAACTTTAGTTTCAACATCATATGATGCAACATAACCAGATGCTGTTACATTTGTAGATACTGTTTGGGATATTTTTTCTCCTATAACTGGAACAGATGTTCCACCAGGAATAACCTTCATTGCATATAAAGAAGAATATTGTGGATCAACAAAAGATTCTGTGGAGATAAACTTAGATGGATTTCTCACAATCCCAATTTGGCAAAATTTTGTATCTATTGGATAATCTTTTGTAGAATCATCAAATCTCACATATATTAAAACTTTATCTGCTCCAAGTTCTTTATATAAATCATATCCATGTCCTCTGGATGGTGGAATAATTGGTATTAATTTTGCTGGATATGGAATTGATCCTGCTGGTTGTAATGGACCAAGATCTACAACTCCGTATGTATATCCACTTCCTCCCGCAGTAACCGTAGTATTTGTTATTTCTCCATTTTCATTTACTTCAACATAAACTCTTGCTCCAGATCCATTACCTAAAATATCTACTTCACCAGAAGAATAATTTTGTCCAGCATTTTCAACATATACTTTTTTAATTTGATTTAAATTTACTGTAGAATCTCCATTTTCTCTTACTGAAACAATTTGTGGATTGGTAGATGATTCCCAATCATTTGGCAAAGTAATATATTCTGTAGAATCAAACTTTACGATATCGCTCGGTGAGACAGTAAAAAGATATTTCCACAAATAACCATCACCACTTTCTCCCGCTTTAGATGGCTCAAGATCTGTAAAGAGTGGTTCATCTTTACTTTGATTTCCTGTTGTATTGATTCCAGAAGATCCATTATCAATACACGTATAAACTTGATATTGTGAATTTATTACATAAAAATTTGTATCATATAGTCTTGAAGAATTTGTAACAGGAGTTTGATTTTCTACACTATAATCATGTCTGTACATATCATATCTTTTTCCCTGTATCCAATCAACTCTTTTTACTGCTCTCCTGACGTTTGAACCGGTAATTTTTTTTCCAAAAAGTGATGTATCACCATAATGTGGTAGATAATCAAAACTATCAGTAGGATTTGGTATAATGGCAAGATTTGGATCTGGTATATCTAATCTGTCCCAATTTTCATTTCTACCAAAACTATCATTTAATTGTGGATTTGGCAGTCCAACAAATACATAATAAGAATTTTGATCACTCTCAATTGAATTTATGAAATTTGTTGCATTTAGAATTCTAAATTGATCTGTTACAAGTGCTGTCATATATAGACTTTTTTCTGTATTTATATTGCATTTACTTGTTTTTTTATAGCACCAATGTTTCTCAACCCATAACCCCTTCTTTGTACTGTTGCAAAGGTTGTTAAACCAACATCAGGGGTTTTTCCAGTAACTGCAATCGATATTGGAGATGAGGATCTTGTAAATCCTTGAAGTCTTCCCCAAGAAAATCTTCCAACAGGATAATTTACTGTACCTGTTGTAGCAATTCCAACTATAGAAGTATTTGATGAAATATTACAAGTAATAATTCCCAAAGTTTTATCTATTCCACTTATAATATAAATGTTATCTAAACAAGTAGTTCCAATACCAACTATATCTGAATTATTAGTATAAATTGATGTTACACCATTACCAACTCTAGTATTATTAATATAAATTGGATAACCAATTTGTAGATCAGTATATATTTGAGAGTCTCTGAAAATTGTAAATTTAAGTGCCAATCTAGCACCATTTACTCCAGATGTTGTTGCAATTCCAGTAATTACACCATCAAATCCCTGAACAATTGATATTGCTTTAATAGTTTCTAGTTTTGGTGATGGTGATGGTATAATAACTTGTGGAGGATTGGTTGAAGTATATCCACTTCCTGGATTTGTAATTGTTATTGGTTGTACCAATATTCCTCCAGATACAGATATTGTTGCAGTTGCAGTAGTTCCAACACCAACTCCAATTAAATGAGGTCTGCTAATTTTTACAGTAATTGAGGATCCACTATATCCACTTCCAGGATTTACAATACTCAAAGAACTAATTGTTCCTGCTACAGAAACAACTGCAGTAACTGCAGCTGCGACATTATCTATTCCATTATCAACTATTAAACAATCAAATTTACTTGTAGGTGATCCATTTTCATAATTGAAAAATGCTGCATTATCGACAAATAATTCAGTATCAGTACTAGAGAAATTTTTAATTATTTTTGAAGTTGGATAAATTTGAGATTCTATTGAATCTCTTGCTTTAGAAACAATAGTATTATTAATAATTAAATCTCTTTTTTGTTTTGTCCAATATAAGGGTTTATAATGAATATCATCAATTCCTTGTTTTGTATAGATATCCGTTTCAATTCTATCAGAACCAGAAATAAAATTAACTGTTCTACTATCTTGAGTTATTGTATCTAAAAGATTATTATTATTACTAAAAATTTGAATATCATCACCTTCTTTAATTGTTTCGGTTACATTAATTTTTACGCTATCCAAATCTCTAGTTCCAACATAGAAAAAGATTGAAACATTATCTTCAGCTTTTGGTGCTGTAGTAAATGTAAATGTTGTTCCCCCAGAGAAATTGTATGCAACTTTGGGAACTTGAATAATTCCATTTATAAAAATCATTAATATTGAATCAAAATCAATTAATGAAGAGTCTGGATCATCTCTATTAGATTCAAAACTCAATAATTGTGCATTGTAATAAAGAGGAAATCTTACTCTTTTACCATCTTGGAATTGTTTGATAGAATCAATATAGTTCATTTCACCAAATTGAATAGCTCCAAAACTATCATTAAATACTTCAAGAACAGTAAGTTTAAATTGTTCTATTGGAGAAGTTAATCCCTTTGCAGTAACAAGTCCGACAGGAGTAAATACATCACCGATTTTAAAATTATATCCACTTCTAGAAATTCTAAATGAACTTACTTCAAATAAAGTTGATCCGATTCCAGTTCTTCTAGCTGGTCCAATATCAAGATTTACCAATAATCCAGTTCCTGTTTCAGTCGTATTTCCAATTCCCAATCTTGTTACTCCCTTCACTGGTAAATTTTCATAAGATGGTGAAGGAATAATAACCATAGGATTTGTATATCCACTTCCACCGCCAATAATATTAAATGATAATGAACCACCTGCTCCAACACTGGCAGTAATTGTTGCTATTCCTCCACTATGATTAGATTCTGTTATTGCAATTGAAACTGGTAGTCTATATCCAGAACCATAATTTCCAGTTTGACCAAAACCAATAATAGATCCTCCTGCTCCAACAATTGCAGTGACTGATGCACCAACAAGAGGTGCATATCCAAGACCAGGAGTTGAACCTAAAGATACTATTAAACCTCCTCTAGGAAGTTTGTTTTGATTTTTATCTGCTTCAGAAATAACTATACTTCCATTACTACTTGTAATTCCAGAAAAAACTACACTAGTAATTCCAACACTAGTATCTTCAACAATACTATAGTTACTAATGGTTGCATTTAAAGTAGTTGGAGTTTGGAATATATTATTGATAAAAACTAGTCCATTTCCTGCAGTAGTTCCAAGACCAACTGTATTAACTCCAAGAACAGTTAGAGTATATGTTTGCCCAATTCCAGTAAATTGATCTGATATATTATCATATATTGTATTTGTTGAATAATCTTTCCTTAAAAATACTCTACCATTAAATCTTGCTCTTTCTCTTTGAAGATTACTTTGATCATAACCAATTAAATCAAATATATTTCCTCTTGGAGGATCAGTGAAAAATATTTTACTACCAACAATATTATAAGAACCTTTATAAATTCGAGCAATAGAATTATCTGAGTGATTTGATGCTGCTGTTCCAACAAATCCGCGTTCAACTTGCACTAAAGGAACACTTCCACTAAAAATAATTGGTCCAACATTTGTAGTTCCAAATCCGACATTAGTGACTTTCATATATTCATTATCAATTTTTAAGATATCAGTAATGGTTACAGTACTAATTCCACTTAGTGCAAAAATACTATCGCCAATTCCAATTGATCTACCATTATTTAATGATTGATAGTTTGGAGTAAATGATATTGGATATTGTGCTAAATTATTGATAGTAATGAATGATTTTTCATTCTTTTTATACATTTCTAAATTATGTGCATTTCCTTGACCTAAAGAAGTAAATGTTACATAAATTCCTGCCAAAGCATAATCTTTTCTTGTTGAAAGTTTAAATTGTGAGTTACTAATTTTAATAGCATATACTTTTGATGGCAGCACATTAGTACTAATTCCCAAATAATTTGCAGTTGTTCCAATACCGACAGAAGCAGTACCCACTCCAATAAATGTGGATTTTGGAGTGTAAATTAATTCTTCTGCATTACTAAAGAAATGATTATTAATAGTAAATAATCCTGTTATAGGATTTAGTATTGTAGCATCTGATGGATCAAAAGTTTTTGAAAAAATTGGCGTATCTTTATAATTCAAATCAAAACTTGATCTGTTTAATCTATTTGAATTTAATCCATAATATTTGGCTATAGTAAATGATTCTGTAATTGGAGAATAATATAGACTTGGTGGAATGTTAACTTCGTCAAGAAGTTTATAGAAACATTCACTAAAGGTTAAAATTTCAAGATTTGCATTGTTAGTTACCGAATCTGGATAAAACGATAATATAAAATTATTCCCAGAAATAGATCCTCTAAAAGTTCCTATTCCAGATGTAATTCCAACTGATAAAAATGGATATTGAGTTACATAAACGTCATTGGTATCATGAACCATTAATATCTGATGCAATGAAGTAGTTTTTCCATATCCTACTTTTACCAAAGATTTAACACTCGAAAATGAATTTTTATCTAAAGATAGAATTGTACT